CGCCTGTTCCAATCAGGAAAACCAGCCGGAAGGTTCCGACCTCTACGGTCAGTCCGTCAGCGATTGTCAGTGCAGTATTATCGACCACAGTTTCAGTTGAGACAACCGTATTCAAGGTAAGTTCCGGCTGCAGGCATAAGCCCGCCGCAATAGTCGAGCCGGTTTTGTTCACGAATAGCTCCAGACCCAACCGCGCAATCTCATCCTGAAACGGTGTCATCGCAGGCGCAGCGGTCAGCCGACCGGGAAGTAACGCCTTAATTGCCGCCGTCAACTTGCCCTTGTTAGTAGAGCAAACATCGCGAAACGGAAATGGGCTTCTCATTTTATCAGCCATGATATTTAAACCTTATATTTCAATGTTAATAAATAGTTAAAAGGTGAATATTGTCTTGGTTAATCGCCGGGATTAGTCAGCGTTATACAGATAGACAAAGATGTCATCCCCATCGTGGGGGAACTGTAAATCTTGTCTCAACACCATTGTCAGTGCGTTCTGCTGTGAACTAAACCTGTAGGTTTCCATAGTCATGTTTTTGCGGATTCCCAACATCACTTCCGCTTTGTTAAAGCCGACCGCATTCAACTGGTCATTCGCGGAAGGAGTTAATGTAGTGACCTTACCATCATCATCGGTCAGGGGCAATCCGCCGCTCACGATAATAGGCAGTCCGCCGACTCTTGTAGCTTCACCGTTTACGACCATACCTGAATTGAAGTTAGTCGAGGCTTCCGCTGTCAAAAGTTGAGCCACTCTCACCGCAGTTTCAGCGCCAAGGATAAACGCGGCTTTATCGGAATAGAGTCCGTATTTGTCCATGCGTGAACGAGCCGTATTGAAATGACTCAAGGCGAGGGTTCCACTTGCATCGACAGTCTGAGTCGCTCCAGCGGTCAGGCAGTTCTCTACCAGACCATCGTAAATCAGATAGTAATCGGCTGCGCCGGAAGCTACGCTTGGTGCGGCATCGTCAGAGTTGATGTTGCCGGTTGCACCAGTTGAATTGTCACCCATGATGACAGCATATTCCATCTGCTCTGCGGTTGAGACGATCATACCGTTGCGTAGATAAGGCAGCATTGCGATGATTGAATCTTCCACGATGTCGTCATCGTAGTAAACCAACGCACCCAACTTGCCAGCATTCCATGTCAGATTGCTCGTTTTGCGATCCGAAGGCTCAATGGTTACTGCGGTTGCTCCACCACCTTGATCACCTGTAGTTCCTGCGCCGCGACCGAGGAAGAATAGCTTGATGTCAGTTCCGCTGAGGGGCCAGGTGTACGGGTTGGTCGGCATTTGGAACATCTCGATATTCGGGAGTAGATTTGTCGCAATTCTCACCTGATCGATGAAAGTGCTCGCAACCGCCGTCATAATGAATTCCTCGCCAGCTCCGGTCGAACCAGGTCGCATCGTTCTGAATGCGTAGGTTTTCGGATGGGGAGGTAAACTTCTGACATGCTTACTCCACTGATCCCGGCTCATCATTGAGTTCATAATGCTATTGACTGAACGCATTGGGAGTTCGCCGTAGCCGATTTCACGTCCAACTTTGTAGCCCATGATTTGACGCACGATTTCCAATTCGATACTCTTTTCACCAAGGTCGGTGACGAGTTGTTTCTGGTCAATATCGATGCCCGCAAAATCTTTGTCGCTGGCGGTGAGGAGGTTGAACATGCCATCACGCCGAAATTCGATTTTCTCGTTTTCGAGTTCCTTGAACCTCTCCACCTGGTCGGCGGTGATTTTCTCAAGGGCAACCTTTGTCTCAGCCAGTTCCGCATTGTGTTTCGCCTGATAGTCGATGAAGGTTTTCATCAACTTTTCCATCGAACCGTCTGAGGCTTTTTCTGCTGGTGTAGGCGGAGGGGGGATTTCGTTTTCCTCAAGGAAATTCGGGGCGAGTTTAGTCGCCATTTCATCGGTCATATCCTTGTTTTCATCCAGTAACCACGCCTTTGCCTCTTCAATTGTCTTGAATTTCATAATAATATTTCCCTGTCTTTAGGGTTTGTAGTAGCAGCCGTTATAACGCTAACGGCGGAGCGGTATGGGGTTAAAATTGTCTTACGATTAGTGTATTATTCTCGCTTCAGTATATTTACGGTTTGAGGTGGTGTCTTTTTTGTCAAGTATCATAAAATTAAATTCAGCCTTGTATTTAATTCCCCCTGTTCTACCGTTTGTAATTTTAACAATATCTTTTGGTTCGAGATAATAAGTTATCCCGTTCTTGTCTTCAAACTCTACTAATTCCAACATGATTACTCCTCTGTTTGATTATCTTCCCTTTTGCGAGATACCACTTAGCCGGGACTTCATGTGTAAATGCGAACTTATCAGCAATTCCTTTTCCCTTCGCATCTCCTCCCCGCCTATCCTCGCTTGCTAATATTGTATGAAATATCCGGCACCTCCAATACCACATCCAGGGCACGAACCAGTGAAACCACCGGAACGATGCCACCATGTAATATTTATACATCGTTACTCCTCTTGGTTAAGATTTATTTTAAAGAACATAAACTCTTCTGGTCTGTCATTGATGTCGTCATATCCGATTAATAGGTTACCTAAACGCAAGGTATCCCAGCCCTTCATCTGGTATGGGAATTGATAATAAGCATTAAAACAGATATTACTTTTTCTCATCCAGTCAGGCAATAGATATAAGCAGAACAACAAATAAATCTCTACCCAATAAGGAAGATAATATGTTATCTTCCCATAGATTTGCCAAACGTCAATTATGAATATATTTATTTTATTCCTTGTTATAAAGAACACAATTACTCCTCTTGATTTGACTATTGTTTCAATCGACCAATCTCGTTGAGACTGGCTGTATAGTTGTTGCGCCAGCCCGTTGCTCGTTCCTCTGCCTCAAGCAACTGCGCCCTGACCTCTTCTATCTCCGCCTCGTGCCTGTCGTTCACTTCCTTCATGTGGACATCGCAGTCCTCGCGGGTAAATATCTCATCGTATTCACTCCGCCAGTATCCCATATCTTCAGCTTCTTCCCGGAAACCCCGCATTTCCTCCATAAAGTCCGCTCGTTGCAAGGCATTAGGATTTGAACCGATGGTCACAAGGCTTATTTCATATAGTTCCCACTTAAGAACAGTCACGCCCTTCTGACCCTTAGCTACTGGCTCGTCAGATATTTCAACCGCCCTAAAGCCCACCGACACGGCGTTCATAAATCCGTTTTTATACTTATGATACAGCAATTCAGCAAAGGGGTCATTAGCTCGGTCAAAGATTATATCCCCATCAAAGAATTTTGGCGTAATCTCGATGCTTTTAAAGTCAACTTGCCCGACGGTCGGATTCCAGTTGTCGTGCATAAATAAGACTTGTCTGTTTTTCTTGTAATTATCAAGGATTACTCCGCCTGGCATAAGCACCGTTCCATGCCGGTCAACTGTCTTATCTGAAAACCGGAAGCGGAGCGAGTCATCACTCCCCTCAACCTGCCGGACATCGCAGAACGAGGTGACGCTCTGCAGTTTATTCTTGCGGTTCTTCGTGTTCATTGGATTGCCTGTTAATCTTTGATTTCGCCAGCTATGCTGAAGGCACGCTGACACAGTTACAGTTGATATTGTTTGCAGGGTCGCTGCCCTGACCCGGTGCGGATAGACTCTCGTTGCCGACAAAGAAATTGGAATTAATCATAACCTCTTGCCCGTCAACCCTTAAATGTTCATCCCGTAAATGTTCTATATTTCCCGACCACATCCATTTCTTTTTCCTCACACCCGCATTCTCCATCGCTATCTGATTGCCGGCATTCTGCGCATAGTTGATTTCAGTCTTGGCAATCATACGGGCTCGAACCTTATTAGCATCGGTGAACACGCCTTGAATACGCGCCCCCACCTCATCGAAACTTTCACCAGCAGTAAAGCCGTCCGTCAACTCGTCGATGATTGAGGCGAGTGTAGTGTCGTTTATCTCACTGAACGTATCTATCCTAATTCCCAATTTCCTCAACATCATCGGATCGTCAATTGCAATCGTGCCTGCAAGATCGTAATGGCTGAACATTATATTACCCGCTTCCATCATCATCACCTGCTGTGCCGGGGTCATAAACTCTGCGAACTCCTTAGTCCAATGTCCGACATCGAATATTTCATTGCCGACCTCGTTCCCTACTTCGCGGGTTTCGACACTACGCTGAGTCGCCACAAACGCCCGGTATGCCTTCATCACCGCATCTTCCTGGTCATTGAAAAAAGACTTCACATCCCGTTCCATCACCGGTATCTTGCGCGCCTTATATAGCTGGTGCTTCTTTAGGAATATCTCATTCTTGGACAGGGTAGCACGTTTCTCAGCGCTGCCGGGCAAAGCCTTCTCCGATGATGATTGACCCGCCCCAGGAAACAGTTGCGAGCGATCGACCGCCGACTCTAATGGAACTTCGCCGATTGGTACAAGTATAACCTGACCAAGCTCATCGTCTATCTCCGGTAATCCGCCAGCTATACGCACTTCATTAATTGTTCCACGAGCCTTTCGTGCCCGTTCAACCTTTTTATCTTTTACATCCTGCAGAACCTCAATGCCGCTCAAATCATACTTGGCAATTGCCTTCTTATTCTTTGCTGACACCGGTGTAAGCGCAGGCAATATCAACTCTGTATATGCCGCCTCCTGATATGTCGTTCGCGGTATTACACCGTTCTCCCAAAAGGTCAACTTCTGCTGGTCTGCATTAGCAAGGACACTCGCTTCCTTTAAATCGTTCAGCATGATCGGCGTGACCCCGAATGCCGCCGCAATATCTGACTTAGTTACGCGCAAAAGCTCTGTAAATTCCACGTCCTTCGGCGCAACGCTTATCGGTTTATATGTTGCACCTTCCAGCACCATGACCTTGTGCATATTGTCCACGCCGGTGTAATCACCACTGAACTGGTCGCGCATCCGGTCGAATTCCTTATCACCAAGTGCTTGCCCCCCCTCAACCTCTAACGCACCACTTAACCGCGCACCGTTTGCGAAGAAACCCTCACCATACGAAAGAGCATTCCAATTTAATCCTACATGCCGCATTGCCGCTACTAACGGCGACAATCCCCACCATGGATTTTGTGGATTGGGATACTTCCAATGAATAATGTTTCTGGGCGGGATGTCAATAGTCTCACCGCCGATTGTGTAGCGATATACCTTGATGAAATTGTCTTTGTCAGGTATGACCTGCATGTGGTCAGATTGAAGCACCAGCATTTGAATAACTCTATCCCGCTCATCACGCTCAAGTGCCCAGAGTGCATTGCCATGCAGTTCCCAGTTGATTTGACTCAGCGCTATGAACTCCCGGCGCGTCTGGACGGTGTTCGGTCGATAAAGTATTTCATATTCAGGGCGGTCGCTGATGTCATCGCCGTTCTCGTCGAATATCTGCAAGGGTAATGACGCTATTGCATTCGTAATCGCATTGACGGAGAGGGAAACGGCGAGGGAGTTCTCGTATAGTTTACTGCCCGATCCTGCGCTGGTTAAACCGACTATGGTCGAGGAGGTCGAGGAAATCAGTTTACCCCACTGCCCATTAATCTTCGCGGTAGTGTCGGAGAATAACGAGTCGAAGGCTCTCCTCAGTCGTTTGAATACGTTGTCAGGTCTCTTCATCTATTCGTCTATTTCGTCAAGGTTTTAGGCACAAGCTTCGTTCCGTTACAGAAAGGGCAAACGCGCCAAGTTTCGCCTTCCTTTTTACCCTCTCCGCGACATTCCGGGCAAATATCAAATTCCGCCGATGATGCGTTTGCCACATATCGTTCGCCGTCAAATACTGCCGATGTGTGCAAGGTCTTATCGCTGTCTTCAGTTGTCATTGCTTGCTCCGTCCAGCGATAAACTTCTGCGCCTCAATTCCTCTAACCGCCCTTCCTCTTTGCCGTAACCATAAGCCAGCGATAAGGCGCGGTCGCCATCATTTATGCGAGCCATAATATTTGCCCGGTCTGATGCTGTAGCAAGGTCAGTTTCAATTACCATCACAGACTCCTCTAATTTTCGTTTGTCGATGTCTCGTCCCGTTCTTGTACCAGATACGCTGTGCATTCCTGTGTATGCAATGCTGTTCTGTATACGTCTATTACCTCTTTAGGCAATCCAGGATATTCACGCTTAATTGCAGTAATTACGTCCATCACAGACTCCTCTGTTTATATTACACTGCACTATTACTATATGAAAATCGAGGCTTACTCTCTGTCAATATTTGGACAT